CCCATAAGTTACAGAAATTTATAGAGAACGAATTGAACATTCAACCACATCACCCCTAATTGATTAAATTATGAAACAGACAGTAGAAGAAGCGGCAAGGGAAAATATCTTGTTTAATCACAGGACAGTTGACAGGACTTTGTTTGGTAAAGATTTGGCAAGGTTTGGAGAGATAAATTTCATCCAAGGTGCTGAGTGGCAGTCCAAGCAATCCCCGTGGATAAGCGTTAAGGAACGGTTGCCGGAAGATACAAACGAAAAATTAGTGGCGCTTGAAGATGGAACAATAAGAATAGCGCATTATGATGAAGATTACAACGAAGATATGGAATATCACTTTTGGTATGACTGCGCTGCAAGTGAGAGTTATCATAGAGATGATGTAATCTATTGGATGCCAATACCGTCTTTCGATGAGATACTAGAATCCAACAGGGATGTACTGGAACGAATTAAAGAGAAAGGAGATTGAGATATGGAAATAAAGAACGGAATAATAATAAATGGAGTGTTGCATGAGATGACGAGTGAAAATGTCCCATGCAACCAATGCTCACTGTTGCGCATTTACAGTAAGTCAGAAAAGGAAGAATATTCCGTCTGTCTTTGTGCTTTGATGAACTGTGATGGTTTTGTTAACCGTGGAAAAGTAAAAATAGAGAAGGAGGAATAACTATGAAAGTATTAAGAAATGGAACTCTTGTCGCTCGCAAAGAACATAGGTGCGATTTTTGCGGTGAAGTAATTTCCGTTGGAGAAAAATATAACAGACAGACCAATGTTTATGACGGTCGTGTTTATGACTGGGTAAGTCACAGTGAATGCTCCAAGTTAGCCTATGAACTTGATATGTTTGATGATTGTGACGAAGGACTTGATAGTGATGGGTTTGTTGACAACTTAAATCAGTATGTTTACGACAATCATTATGATGATAAAATAGATGATATTGCGAAGGATTGGCAATTACCACGCCACGAGCTCGTAAAGAAGGTTTTGAATGAATTAAAAAAGGAATAACCATGACCGAAGAACTTGTAACACTAGAGACTGCGAAGCTGCTGAAAGAGAAAGGATTTGACGAGACTTATGAATATTGTATATTAGACCAAGATGATGACGTCATTGGAGCTTCTAGGGATTGTATCATTAATGAGAAAATCGTGCGTCACAAGAATATTAAGAACGCAATGCCGATTCCTTCTTTATACCAAGCCCAGAAATGGCTACGAGAAATAAGTGTGTATGTATGGGTAGAACCTGTTATTGGGAAAAAATGGAAGGTCTCTTTTTGTGATTTCAATGTTCCAACAGAAGAAAGCGACTGGATGGAGAACGAAATAAGCAAAGGGAATGGCTATAAAGTATATGTCACCACCTACGAGGAAGCACTGGAAGCTGGAATACAAGAAGCATTAAAACTTATATGATTATGAGAAAATTCACATATGTATTGGCATCTGCCATCATATCATATCTAATTTGTGTATATGAGTATAATATGTGGGACTTTATTACAGGATTAGAACCTTCGCAAACTTGCGAAAGATTACTCGGATACGCGTTATATTGTGTGATATTCTATTGGACTGCAAAGCTATTGATTTATGATTAAATAAGTATGGAAACAGCAGAATTAATATTTAAATCCGTACTTGCCCCATTAAATTTTTGTACTTTGGCATTTTTACCTTAATTTTGGTAAGCAAGTGTCACAGACGCATGGAGAATAAGCTGGATGAAATAGAAAGATATGTTCGTCATGTGTCAGATCGTAACGATATTGTTTTTCTTAACCAGCTCTCAGAGTTGCAAAGACAGTTGATAAAAGAGGAACGGTATGAGGAAGCTGGCAAGATTGGGAAAATAATCAAGGATGAAGAAGGAAGAATTTATAAAAGAGAAAATGCTTACAGAGTTTCGAGAATGGTTCTGTGATGGCTACTGTCAATTTTACGAAATTGATGATTACTGTAGATGTTGCCCTATCAAAGACGAAAGCTGTTGGCTAAAAGGGTTTAAAAAACCTTCAGGGAAAAAAGGAGAACGTAAACCTATCCGTTACTGTGATACATGCAAGAATTTTAAACCAGACGAAAATGTTTTAGATGATGATATGGAAAAAGTGATTGAAGAATCAGCTAAACGGCACTATAGTGATCTTTGTGCACTAAACCATCCTCTTCGGTTTAAAATGAGCCATGGTTACAGTGATTTATATGATGGTGGTTTTTATCGTAATGGATGTAAGGATTATCAAAAAATAGACAATGAATAATATTAATTTGAACGAGCTACGGGATCGAGCTTATAAAACCGCTTGTGAACACGGTTTTCACGATGAGGAATTGAGTAATAAACACCACCTTTGTTTAGTTATATCCGAGCTTATGGAAGCTGTGGAGGCAGATAGAAAGGGAAGATTAGGAAAGAAATGTAAATCACGTTTTGAAATGGACTATAATTGCTATCCTGCATTAGTGGAAGAAGAAAAGCGATTTAAGTGTTCCTTTGAAAAGAATGTAAAAGATACACTTCCCGATGAACTTGCCGATGCAGCTATACGCCTGCTTGATTTGTGCGGATTGCGTAAGATAGACATCGAGGATTTTACGGAAGAAATGTTATATGAGGCAGAGGAAAGTTGCGAGGATGAGACCTTTACAGAAAGTATATATGCTATATCCACAATTCCCATCAGATATGCGTATGAATATGACTATCCATTAGAAAAGCAATTAAATGGCATGCTATTGGCTATTTTCGGGCTTGCCAACCATTTGGACATAGACCTTACATGGCACATCAATCAGAAGATGAGATACAATGAATTGAGAGAAAACAAAAATGGAAAAAAGTATTGAGCAATAATCTAAAAACAATAAGACGATGAAGGTTAACATTGAAAATTTACGCCAATCGGTTATGATGCCGACTAAAGAAGACAGGGCAGACTGGACCAACGGCTTGTATCTAATCTACGAAGACGGACATGCAGAACCGTTTACCGGCGATAACTTCAAAGATTGTGTACGATACATCGGATTAAAGCACAAAGACGTATCGTTTGCCATCTCGTTGACGGAGCATAAGGATGTTCAGCTGCTTGACAATGACAGCCGAGAGGAATTTGGAAATCAAATCTATTATGGGCGTGAATGTGATGCATTATTTGATATGAATGGACAGCGTAACACTGCTCAACTGATTGAGCGAAATCCTAAACTGTCTAATCTGCTGAAAGATGACGAATATATCCCATCATTAGGACAGCTTAATTTAATAGCTCATTATCAAGATAATATAAACGATGTGCTGAGGTACATAGGCAAAGAACCGTTATCCTCCACATGGTATTGGTCCAGTACTGAGTACAGTCTCAGCCTCAGTTGGTACGTACACTTCTTCAGTGGGCAGACGAGCAACGGCAACAAGTGCTACAGTTACAGAGTACGGGCAGTGGCAGCATTCACTTTATTCATGAGTATCAAGGAGAAAATGAATAGGGGACAACAAATATGAAAACAAGTTTATGCGAAAGTTCTTAATTCCGAAGTGGAAAAAGGATTTGATTTGCTAGAAAGTAAGATTAATAAGTAAATGGGAATTTTTGATGATGGAATAAAGGGATGTGTCGAAATACTTAAAAATAAGAATCCAACTAATATAAAGTAACCATTTTTTTGGGGGGGGGATCATTCTTAATCGGGTGGTCCCCTTTTCTTCACACTAACAAGCTATGGATAATCAAATGATAGGTAGTTCATCCCAAATATCCCATAAACTTCAATTAGCCGCACAACAAAGCTACCTTCATCAAAACGACAAAGGGAATCATTTTACAAATCCACCTCTCTAAACGTTCCATTGTATCATGGCTAGCAGTTGGCAGAATACCCAATGAGGAATATCATCCGATTGCTCAAGCAATATGTTCAACTTATCTTCTTTCATATTATGTTAGCATAAAAAAAAGCGGTAAAACCGTTGGGAATTACCGCTTAAAATTTATATAGTGTTTTCTATTTATGTTCTTCATTCACTTCATTTGATTTGTCATTTGCCAAAAAATGTCCCCGCAAAACAATTAATCCGAGTCCGATTATATTTACGGTTGTAGTAGAAAGAATAGTTATCATTATAGGATTTGGGATACATATACTAAAATAAGATTTAATCGCTGGTATTGATACATAACTTGCTAGCACAATACATAGAACTATAAAAAGATATAAGGCAATCACTCTCAAAGACCACTTTTCAAGTCTTCTTCTTGCTTTTGCATTTTCAACTATACGATGTAGATGAATCAGCTCTTTGCTTTTTTTTATATTTCCATCGGTTGTTTCTGATTCCAGCAAGGATTTAACTGTGTCAAGAATATTTAAATCTTTCTTTTTCTCTTTAAACGGCTCTGAAAAGAAAAATTTAATCCAATATGGAATATAATATCCTAAATGGATTAAATAGTGATACCATTTAATAGGTTTACCTTTTCCGAATATAGAATCAAAAATACTGGGCACATCATTTGATCCATTCATTGTTTTATTCTATTTTTAGGTTCTAGAAAATAGTTTTTAATCAATTCCTTTGGAATGGGTGTGTTCCATTTGTTTTGTCCACAAATATCCCCCTTGTCGTTTTTTATGTATAGCGTATCATACCAAGGAGAGCCTTCTTGATGTGACCATTGGGTTAATGACAATGCACTCATATTATACATTGCATTAACCGCAGTTTTTACGAGTTCCAATGCCTTGGAATGTTTATTAAATTCGTATAATACATCTTTGGGAAAAGAAGTAATAATCTCATCAGGGTTTATTTTCTTATTTACAATAGGAAAGACCGGACCATAAGGCCATACTTTCGGAGAATCGTCTTCAAACAACAGGTTATTGGTTTCAGCATAGTACACACCATATACATAGAACAAAATCTTATTTATCTGAGTCTTGTTCAACCGAACCATATGCAACTTTTGGGCTGCATACTGAATCAATCGTGCGTAATCTGTACTTTTCAATTCCATATCATAAATATATAAAAATCCCATGAATATAACATATAAAATAAACTATATGTTTACCCATGAGAAAACAATCTTTGTAACACATTTAATTGTGTGTGCTATATTAATGCTGCAAATATATATAAAACCATTTATATAACAATAAACAATGGCAACCATTAACATTTGCAATACAACTAATTGTTAATTTACAAATATACTATTTTAGCGGTAATTCCAACAAGTCAAAGAACGCTTCTGTTCGATTATTATTTTTCCATTCCCTTTCTGCAATGTTCACACAAGAATTTCTTGGCAACAGGAAACATCTTCTGACCGACATATCCGCTGAGATATTGTGCTTCCTCTCCATAAGGGTCAATTCCGAAAGCCTTGGAGATATGCCGGCATAAATGACCTTTTTCGTGGTCCCACGAATTTTGAAACTGTTCGGGGGTAGAAGTCAAAGAGAGCACCATTACCGTCTCTCTTCTCCTGTAGTCCGAATAGGTAAGTCCGGTATTCATCCTGCCTTCTGTCAGGTTGCGATACGCACGTTTGAGGGAATCCCCCCTGCATCCTATACGGTACAGGTCGGTAATGATTTCCTTAGCCCAATAAGTGTGTACCGCATAATACACCTTGACGTGCCAATCCCCATATTTCGGTATGTAGAACTCCTGAACAATCATATAACATCAGACCAAATTACAGGAACTCCTTTACCGATGCAGGTGGCAAAGAATTCATCAAACGCCCTGCAAGGGTCCCCATCAATATCATCAAGGTAGCACTTTATGTGTTTGCACAAATGTGCTTCGTCAACCAATGATTTTTTGAAAAAATCCGCTTTCAACATATTTGCAACATAGGCAACGTCATATCCTTTGTCGTGTTCGATGGTAATTCCGTTTGCTTTGAGCATATCGTCCACCTCATCTTTGCTCCAAGGGTCAAGTTTCTTTTCCTTGCCTGTTGCCTCGTCTTTCACTTTCATTTTTGAAACAGCCCATTCGTAAAGTTTTTTACTGAAATGGAATCCGTATGATTCCAGGTATTCTTGCATTCCTGATGGGAATTTGCTATATGTATCTAATCTTTGTTCCATAGCCTTAATTTAAAAAGAGGGGCGTTTCACCCCTCCTGTTATTAATAGAATTCACCGTTAGAGCGTCTGCGTCTGCGTTCGCCCATTTCATCCATACGCGGATATTCAGGAAAGTATCCGGGGTATCTGCGTTCATCCATGCCGGATGAGCTTCCACCACCTGAATAACTTCTCCCACCATCACGGAAACCCATCTCTCCGCGCATCTCTCTCATGGCTTTTTCGTAACCTTTGCGGCAGCCTTCCTTGTAGGCTTCCTCCACTTCGTCACCTCTCATACCGAAGCCGCGTCCGTAATCGTCACGCCCTTCTTCTAATATTTCCCACATTCCCATAATCATTTCTTGTTTTTAGATGCTTCAACCACTCCGAGCTGTTCCATTAACTTCTGATTCTGTGCAATGAGGTCAGCCATATTTTTGCTCATTTCCTGCATGTTCTTATCCATATTGGACATTTGCCCTTTCAATGCGGATATTTCCTGCTCCTGCTGTTGCTTGGCTGCAAATTCAGGGTTCAGCATGGCAAGCATTTGGTCACATACCCTAAGAAAGTTCTGATGATATTCCACACTTTTTAGGACATCCTCACTTTTCTGTTTCATGGTAAGGACCTCAGTATTCATTTCGTCTCTTGACCCTGTAATCAGCATCCCTGTCTTAATATCATCGGCAATATTGGCATTAGCCGGTATCTCTTGCAAATTGACATTCTGTCCGTTTATATTCACGACAAAATCAATAACCTGTACCGGCTGCGGATAAGGCATGTTGGGAACAGTCTTATATATGGTTTTTATGGGGCTTACATTAACGACCTGCCCACACTCCAAACTTGGATTTGCACCTCTATGAAGAAGATATAATGTACTGTTTACTCGTAAGTTCTGAAACATGATTGTTTGATTTTAAAGGAGTGTGGCTATTTCCATTTTGGAAATCACCACAAAACTCCATGTTAATTATTACTTGCTCCTTAAAGAAGCTGTTTCTGCTGTAGGAGCCGGAGCCGCTGTCGGTCTGTATCCACCATTAACAAGATACAATTCGTTGGTGTACTTGTTATAGTGAATTTCATAGATACCTGTTCCGGCTAAGTTTTCAACAGTCACAGGCTCATTGTTATAAGCCATCAACGGTCTTGTGTCCCCATTAGTCCCTATCAGTATCGGAAGAGTTGCAGTCGTGCCGGCAGGTATAGCCTGACGGAGGCTGATATAGAATCCTCCAACATAATCCCTGTTACGGAATGCGTGGTTAGGAAGTTCCAAAGTAACATTCTCCGTGCCGACGGTCACAGCCACCGTAGGAAGAGTGTTGAAATTTGTTCTTCCGATTGATGGGAATAGGGATGGGAATCCTGTAAAAAAGTTAGGCCACATATCTACCTCCTTTCTTACCGGATTAACCCCAGTAGTTGTTGCAACCACATCCACTACGTCCGTATACAGCGTCACCCATATATGCACCGTAGGCGGCTGCACGGAAACAATCTGTATTAATAGCGGTTAAATTGGGGTATTGAACACTCACAGTATTGGGGAGCTTGCATTTGATTTTATCTACGTCTCCTTGTAATGCCTGCAATCCGGCTGCCAAAGGAGCAATCTGTTGTCCTACCGCACTCAGGATAGTGGCGTTCTGATTACGTTGGGATATTTCGGCTGTTAAAGTAGCCTTTTCCGCAGTAAGAGATGCAATCTTGTCCTGCAATGCCTGATTTTGAATTGCATCAAGTTTGGCAAGGATAGCATTCGTATTTGCAGTAGCCCCGTCACGCAATGACAATGTGTTTTGGTTAGCAGTGTTGATTAATGCGTTAGTTTGGTTGCACATTGCAAGCTGGCTCTCGTATCCTTGTGTGGTTACAAGCTGTTTCATATCGCAGCAACAGCTACAAATCTGAGATGTCAGAGCGTTGTTACCTTGCATAATCGCAGTCAGGATACTGTTAGTGTTCTGACCCATTTGACTACCGAGACCGCAGATTGCCTGTGATACAGAGTTAATACCGGCAAGGATTTGGTCTGAAGAGGTGTTCACTGCTTGGGCTAATGATGCAATGTCTACACCGTTTCGGTTAAGTGTCTGCATGATCATTTCTCTTCCTTCATCGGCACCCTTATTGTTGTTGCCACCGAATCCAAAGTTTCCGTTACCGAAGATGGCTGCAATCACAATCAATGCGATGATGTCCTGAAAACCGCCATTGTTACCAAAGAAACCACCATTGCCGTTACCGTTGCCAAGTAACCCCATCAGATAGCCTGTGTCAATGCCACGGTTTTGCAAAGACGGAAGGATGGAGGCAAGCAGATTATTAGCAGCACCTCCATTACCTGACGGATCTCCAAAAACATAAGTTCGTTCCATAAGTATTTGTATTTTGTATCCCGGTCAAAATTGACCGTATGCAAAAGTACATATGTTGTAACTTATGTAAAATCAGTTGTTTCCCAATGATTTCTTTATATTATCCCAATATATTCTCAACATTTTCCCACTCTCTATCCTCTCATGGAAATTAGATATCATGTAGTTGACTGCACGTTTGGTTTTGTGGATATGAACGGCTATTTGTGAAGGGTACATGCCGCTTTCAGACAGGAGAGACACAAGAAGATACCGGGCATCCACTGTTTCCATGTTTTTATCAGAGGATAATATTTGGTCTACAGGCACTTCGGTTTCTTTTGAAACAATATTAATTATCTTGGCAAAGATTTCTGATTTGCACATAGTTTTTTCTAATTTTTATGCTTATCTTTGCCTCGCCACATAAAACATGAGATTTTGATGAACAAAGCATAAGATATTTATGTTGAAGATATTAGCCCCCAACATCAGGTATCTTATGCTTTATCATGTTTTTATGTGGCAATATTAATATGATGATATGTTGGGGGCTTTTTTTTAATTCTTAGCCCCCGAAAGAACTGCTTTTGTTATTTTTGAGTAATCGCTACGCTTCTACTCGTAGCGTTGTGAGGATAATCCTCGGTATAGTGTCCTATTTCATTTTGAACCTCCCTTCTTTTTTATATTATAATTTTGCAATTATACAAATAAATTACCACACCAACAAATTATAACTAATTCCAATTCCTACATAACTCCCCACCGGATAACTATATCCTGCCTGAATCCCTAATCCCCATTTTTTTGATGGACATTTCGGTATGCGCACAATATCATTAGTAACCGTGACAGTCTTAGGATATACCTTCAAACTGTCCAAGTTCGGGTTATAACCACTGACATAAGCCGTATAGTTACTGTCCCGGTATATCTTCTGCTCGACAGGGAGCACCGTATCACCTACATGGATAGTATCGCCCGTGTGCCAGCAAATCAAAGGAGTAGGAAGGTAGTAGGGGACCGTATCCCTTCTTATCACAAGGCTTGAGCTGAATACCGTATCCGTTCTTGCCTCTATAACTGCTTCGGGGGATGGCTTTGCAAACCATCCTAAACCGAAAGCGAGTACAATCAGTAATATGTAAGGAAGCCATTTCATTTCAATTTGTTTTTAGCTTGCAACATTACAAATTATTTATTTGTCTCACAATCTTTAATCCTTGTGCTAATAAAATAGGGCTTCTATCCGTTAGCAGTAGATTATATCCGTCTTCCAACATAATACTGTCCTTATCGCTATGCTCATACCACCATCTATCCGAACGCCCTCCAATGTGATTCGGTGCGATTGTATTCAACCGCACCGAATTTAAAGATATTGTGTTAACCTTCATATC